ACCTGGAGACACAGAAACAGAACAACAATAAAATACTCGGTGTTTAAAACATCATTCAAATGTTCTCAGTTAATATCTAGGATATATAGAGTGTTGTTAGGTGAAGAAGATTTACCAACATCAGAAAGAAGTGTTTTTTATAATAATAAATCATATACAGATAAGGTTTTTAATAAATCTATAGATGATATGATAAAAGATAAAGACAGATAATATGGGATTTAAACTAGGGACAAATAGAGGTAATTATGCTGTTGGCGGAGAGATCAAAACTAAAATGCGTTTTGGTAAAGAAGCTGGTGGTGATGCATCTATCCCTGGTACACCTGTTATCAGAAAACCACTAGAAGAAGGAGTGCTAGGTGAAGCTAATATGGATGGAAGTATATATATTAGTGATAAAATAATACCTGGTAGTGAAGAAGAAAGACAAGTAATTAATCATGAAATGCGACACTCTACTGACATGAGAGTTGGTAAGTTAGAGTATGGAGATGATTATATAAAATACAACGGCGATACGTTTGTAAGAGAAACTAAAAATGGTAAAGATATGATAAATATCTATGGAGAATGGAAGGAAGCTGGAGACACCGGTTTTCCTTGGGAAGATGACGCTAATAACGGAAACATATAAAAATTAAAACTATGCCATACGGAGATAAAAAATCATATTCATTTTTTAAAATGAAAGGTAGTCCACATAAAATGGGGACAATAGAAGGAACATCAGCTTTTAAGAAAAAGCTTCCAATAGATAAAAGCAGAAGCTTTGATTTAGACTATACTACAGACGTATCAGCGGTAAACAAAAAGCTAATAAAAGATATGGAAAAAAAATATAAAGCTGGTAAAATTACTAAAAAACAATTAGAAGAAGCGATACGCGAAATTAAAAGCTACGAGGACATTTAATAAAATTAAATTATGAATATATTAGGAAAAATATTTTCAAGTGGAGCTACTGATTTAGTAAAAGGTGTAGGTGGTGTTATAGATAACTTACACACTTCTAAAGAAGAAAAGCTTGAAGCTGAAAAGAAAATTAAAGATATGATAATGGGTTATGAAGCTCAAATGCAAAAAGAAGTTTCTAACAGATGGGGTATGGATATGAATTCAGACTCTTGGTTATCAAAAAACATAAGACCATTAGTTCTTATATTTCTAGTTATATCAACAGTATTGATGATATTTATCGATGCTGGTGTTTTAGCTTTTGAAGTAAAAGACACTTGGGTAGACTTATTACAATTAGTATTAATAACAGTGATTGGTGCTTACTTCGGTGGTAGATCACTAGAAAAAGTAAAAAAATAAATTATGGCACATAATATGGCTCAAATAGATATAGGTCAAGCTGGTGGAGCTTACCTAGATGACACAGGCGCTTTTACGCCACCTACTGGAAAAGTAATAGTTGCTATAAACGTAGTAGCTGCTAATACTAGTTTTACCACATTAACACCAGCAAATGACGTTGGCACTTATTATCCTGGAACAGCCGTAACAGCTACAGCAGCTGGTAATGGACTTAACGCTGAAGCTATAGCTGAAGCTGATAATTTCCCAGCAGGACAATGGATATACGGTAGATTTTCAGCTTGCACTCTAGATGATGGTGCAGCATTCCTGTATTTTGCAGACGCATAAAAAAAATAAATTAACTTAAATTAAATAAAATGGCAAAGAACACAAGTAAAAAAATCAAGGAGTTGAAGGCTGAAAAACCTTCTAAAATTACAAACGAAGAATTAAATCAAGTACAATCAGTAATAAACAACATCAATAGAGCACAATTAGAAATTGGAAGTTTTGAAAGTAAGAAACATAACCTTTTACATCACGTAGCTACGTTACAAGAAAAATTAGGTGAAATGCAAGTTGGATTTGAAAAGACTTACGGCACATCTGATATTGATATACAAGATGGTACTATAAACCACAAGAAAGATGTCAAAACTGATTAGAAAAATTACCGTAGGTAAAGATTATAAAGAAAACGCTATGCATTATTCTGTTGGTCAAGAAGTATATGGCGGGCACACTATTTGCGATATAATAGAAGAGAAAGAAAAATATTCTATTTATATTAAGAAAAATAAAGATGTACTACCGTGGAAAGACTTCAATAAAAACATGGCGGTATCTATAGAATATAATCTACAGTATTAATGAAAGCGCCTTTTGACTTTGTTATAGAGCCAAAGGGAAATAGATATAACAATACTACTAAAATTGGTGATAAAGATCTTATATTAAACACAGAGGTTTATAACCATCAATTTGTAAATAGAGAGGCTGTTGTTAAATCAGTTCCTACAGCTTTTAAAACAGAAATAAAACCTGGAGATACTATCATAACACATCATAATATATTTAGACGATGGCACGACGTCAGAGGTAACGAAAAGAATAGTAGAAGTTATTTTGACGAAAACACTTATTTTGTAAAACAAGATCAAGTTTTTTTATACAAAAGAAAAGGTGAGTGGAAGGCTCCTAAAGGATATTGTTTTGTACAACCGATTAAAGATAGAACTCGATTTGGTGTTGATGAAGAAGAGCCTTGTATAGGTATTGTTAAGCACACAGATGGTTCGTATAATAAAGGAGATTTAGTTGGCTTTACGCCTTTTTCAAAATACGAGTTTATAATCGATGGTAAACGCTTGTATAGAGTTATGACGCAATTTATTACAATTAAATATGAATACCAAGGAAACGAAGAAGAATATAATCCAAGCTGGGCAGAAAGCAGTTGAAGAACTGATTAAAGTCGCTAAAGAACCGATTGTAGATTCAGACGACGATATATCAGCAGATAGATTAAAAAATGCCGCGGCTACTAAAAAACTAGCTATATTTGACGCATTTGAAATACTCACAAGAATCCAAGAAGAAGAAAACTTGCTTGAGGGCAAAGCACCTGAAGAGAGAAAGGAAAAAGTCTTTAAAGGATTCGCAGAAGGTAGATCTAAGTAATGTACAAGCAAAATTTAGTTAACACAGTAGAACCTATAAAAAAGACTACTATTACCAGAATGAACAGAGGTAAGAAGTGGAAATATGGTTACAACAAAGAATACGACTTAATTGTATTATCACACAATGGAATTATAGGTGAGATTATAGAAATACAAAATTTAATTATAGCGCTACCTAAACCACCTAAAGAAGTATATAAGCACGAGAAAAACAAATGGGTGAAACAAGAGTATCCCAAGGAGTTAGAACGTATCAAAAACATATTCGATTGGAGGAGTTATCCGGAAAGCAATAAAGAAAAATGGTACGATTACATAGACGAGGAGTTTAAACGTCGAGAAGAAGGTTTCTGGTTTATGAATAATGGTAAACCAACCTGGATAACTGGTACGCACTATATGTATTTACAATGGAGCAAAATCGACGTTGGAGCTCCAGATTATAGAGAGGCAAATAGGTTGTTCTATATATTTTGGGAAGCTTGTAAAGCAGATAAAAGATGTTACGGGATGTGTTACCTTAAAAACCGTAGATCTGGTTTTTCTTTTATGTCGTCTGCTGAAACAGTTAACTTAGCAACTATATCAAGTGATAGTAGATATGGTATATTATCTAAATCAGGTGCAGATGCGAAAAAAATGTTTACAGATAAAGTCGTTCCTATATCGATTAATTATCCGTTCTTTTTTAAACCTATACAAGATGGAATGGATCGTCCAAAATCCGAGTTGGCTTATCGTGTTCCCGCTAGTAAGTTTACGAGGAAAAAAATTACAACGAACGAACAACTCGAAGATATCAAAGGATTAGATACAACTATAGATTGGAAGAACACTGGAGACAATAGTTATGATGGTGAGAAACTAAATCTATTAGTACACGATGAGAGTGGTAAATGGGAAAGACCTGATAATATATTAAACAACTGGAGAGTTACAAAAACATGTTTACGATTAGGTAGTAGAATAGTTGGTAAATGTATGATGGGCTCTACTTCAAACGCATTAAACAAAGGTGGAGACAATTTTAAAAAACTATACAACGCATCAGATGTCACACAAAGAAATAGAAATGGCCAAACAAAGTCTGGCTTATATTCTTTGTTTATCCCAATGGAATGGAACTATGAAGGATTTATTGACGAATACGGACATCCAGTCTTCGATAATCCAGATTATGAAGTGCTCGGACCAGATGGCGAATTAATAGACGTAGGCATAATAGAACATTGGGAAAACGAAGTAGAAGGTTTAAAATCTGATCAAGATGGATTAAACGAATTTTACAGACAATTTCCAAGAACTACAGAACACGCCTTTAGAGATGAGGCTAAAAACAGTATATTTAATTTAGCTAAAATATACGAACAAATAGATTACAACGAAGGTATAGGTAGTTCAGCAGTTTTATCAGTTGGTAATTTTCAATGGGTAAACGGAATTAAAGATACGCAAGTTATATTTTATCCAGATCCAAAGGGTAGATTTAAAGTAAGTTGGTTTCCACCATCTCATATGCAGAATAAAATTATTATGAAAAATAATATAAAGTATCCTGCAAATGAACACATGGGAGCTTTTGGTTGTGACAGTTACGATATATCAGGAACTGTAGATGGAAAAGGATCTAACGGAGCTTTACATGGATTAACTAAATTTTCAATGGAAGACTGTCCACCTAATCATATGTTTTTAGAATATGTAGCAAGACCTCCAACTGCTGAGATATTTTTTGAAGACGTATTGATGGCATTAGTTTTTTATGGAATGCCACTTCTCTGTGAGAACAACAAACCTAGGTTATTGTATCATTTAAGAAGAAGAGGTTATAGAGGTTATTCTATGAATCGACCAGATAAACTATGGAACAAACTATCTGTAACAGAAAAAGAAATAGGTGGTATACCTAATTCAAGTGAAGATATTAAGCAGGCTCACGCAGCTGCTATTGAAATGTATATACAAAGTCACGTTGGTCATTTAGGTGATGGAAATTATGGAAACATATATTTTAACGAAACATTAAATGATTGGAGTAGATTTGATATAACAAAAAGAACAAAGTTTGACGCTACTATAAGTAGTGGTTTAGCAATAATGGCTTGTAATAGACATTTATATAGACCAAATGCTAAAATTGAGAAACAAAAATTAAACATAAATATTGCGAGGTATACTAATACTGGAAACGCATCAAAAATAATAAAGTAAAATATGGCAGAGTCTGTTATAAATAATTATTTCCCTAGTCAAGTTGTAAGTGACGCTGAAAAGTTGAGTTATGACTACGGTTTAAAAGTAGCTAAGGCTATTGAGTCTGAGTGGTTCTATAAAGATCGTGGACACACTAGGTACACTACTACACAAAACAATTTCCACAATTTGAGATTATACGCTAGCGGGAATCAATCTATAAGAAAATATAAAGATGAGTTATCTATAAACGGTGATTTGTCATATCTTAATTTAGATTGGACTCCAGTTCCAATTATACCTAAATTTGTAGATATAGTAGTTAATGGTATTGCAGAAAGAATGTACGATGTAAAAGCTTATTCACAAGATCCTTATGGTGTAGCTAAAAGAACAGAATACATGGAATCTATACTTGGGGACATGCAAACGCGAGAAATGAATGATTTCGCTCAACAAGCATTTGGTGTTAATTTGTACGAAAACGATCCAGAGACACTACCAGAGTCACAAGAAGAATTAGAACTACATATGCAATTGACTTATAAACAGTCTATTGAAATAGCTGAAGAGCAAGCTATAAACGTTTTGATGGATGGAAATAACTATGAGTTAATAAAGAAAAGATTTTATAGAGATTTAACAGTACTAGGTATTGGTGCTGTAAAAACAGGGTTTAATACTTCGGAAGGAGTAGTTATAGATTATGTTGATCCAGCTGATTTAGTGTATTCTTACACTGATTCTCCTTATTTTGACGATATATATTATGTAGGAGAAGTTAAAACTATTCCGGTGAATGAATTAGCTAAACAATTTCCGCATTTAACACATGGTGACTTAGAAGACATAGTAAAAACAAAATCTATGTATACTAACAATTATCATCATGGTAGTAGTACTTCTAGAGAAATAGATAATAATTCTGTTCAAATACTTTATTTTAATTTTAAAAGTTACATGAATGAGGTATATAAGATGAAGGAAACTGGATCTGGAGCTTTAAAAGCAATAGAAAAAGATGACACGTTTAATCCGCCTGCTGATAAAGAAGGTGGATACGAAAAATTACATAGATCTATAGAGTGTCTTTATGAAGGAGCTATAGTTCTTGGTACAGAAAAATTACTTAAATGGGAAATGGCAAAAAATATGTTACGTCCTAAAAGTGATTTTACTAAAGTAAAAATGAATTATTCTATAGTAGCACCTAGGATGTACAAGGGAAAAATAGAGTCTTTAGTACAACGTATTACAGGATTCGCGGATATGATTCAACTAACTCATTTAAAACTACAGCAAGTGATGTCGCGTATGGTACCTGATGGTGTGTATCTAGACGCTGATGGGCTTGCTGAAGTAGATTTAGGTAATGGCACAAACTACAATCCACAAGAAGCTTTAAACATGTTTTTCCAAACAGGTAGTGTTATAGGTAGATCATTTACTAGCGATGGCGATATGAATCCTGGTAAAGTACCTATTCAAGAAATAACTTCTGGTAGCGGTGGTAATAAAATGCAAGCTCTTATAGGTAATTATAATTATTACTTACAGATGATTAGAGATGTAACTGGATTAAACGAAGCTAGAGATGGTAGTACACCAGATGAAAGAGCTTTAGTAGGTGTTCAAAAAATGGCAGCAGCTAATTCAAACACAGCAACAAGACATATATTAAACGCTGGATTATTTTTAACAGCAGAAACAGCTGAGTGTTTGTCTTTAAGAATATCTGATATTATAGAGTATTCACCAACAAAAGATGCTTTTATACAAGCTATAGGAGTTCACAATGTAGCCACGTTAGAAGAAATTTCTGATTTACATTTATATGATTTTGGTATATTTATTGAGTTAGAACCAGACGAAGAGCAAAAAGCTATGCTTGAAAACAATATTCAAATGTCTTTACAGCAACAAAGTATAAACTTAGAAGACGCTATAGATGTTAGACAAATAAACAACGTAAAACTAGCTAATCAAGTTTTAAAATTACGTAGAAAGAAAAAAGCTGAGCAAGATCAAATAATCGCTCAACAAAATATTCAGGCACAAGCTCAAGCTAATATGGAAACACAACAAGCTGCTGCTCAATTAGAAGTTCAAAAACAACAAGCATTATCTCAAGCAGAAGCTCAATTAGAGCAAATGAAAGCTCAAATGGAGTCTCAAAAACTACAACAAGAAGCACAAATAAAAGCACAGTTAATGGAATTAGAATTTCAATATAACATGCAGTTAAGAGGTACTGAAGCTGAAATGTCTAAACAAAAAGATAAAGAAAAAGAAGATCGTAAAGACGAAAGAACTAGAATACAAGCTAGTCAACAATCCGAACTTATAGAACAAAGAAAAGGTAACCAGCCACCTAAAAAATTTGAATCATCTGGTAACGATGTTTTAGGTGGAGAAAACATTGGTGATATGTCTATGTTTGGACCTAGATAAAAAATTATTAATTATTATTATATTATATTATGGCAAAAAAGAAAAAAGAACAGGTAACTGAAGAAGTTACTAAAGAACAAGTTGACAACAAGGTAGAAGAAACAAAACCTGAAATTGATTTGAATAAATTTGAAAGTAAAGATGACGATAGTGTTATCAAGGTAGATTTAAGTAAAAAACCAGAAGAAATAAATGAAACCAAAGAAGAAGTTGTTGAAGATAACACTAACGACGAAGGAGTGGTTGAACTCGTTGAAGATGCCGACACCTCAGAAAAACAAGAAGAAGTACAACCGGAAGCAGAAACACAAGAAACTACAATTTTAGAAGAAATAACTGAAGAAGAAGTTAAAGAAGAAGTTGAAGAACTAACTGAACAAGTTGAAGAAGCAGTTGCGGAAGCTGAGGCTACTGGTAAAGAACTTCCTGAAAACATTCAGAAACTAATGCAGTTTATGGAGGAAACTGGTGGTGATTTAGAGGATTACGTTAATTTAAACCAAGATTATAGTAAACTAGATAATCACACTTTACTTAAAGAATACTACAAACAAACAAAACCTCATCTAGATAACGAAGAAATAGATTTTATGATGGAAGACTATTTTTCTTATGACGAAGAGATAGATGATAGTGTAGACATTAAAAGAAAAAAATTAGCCATGAAGGAGCAAGTTGCTCAGGCAAGGCAACACTTGGACAGTGCAAAGTCCAAATATTACGAAGATATTAAATATGGTTCTAAGCTCACTGGTGAGCAACAGAAAGCAGTTGATTTCTTCAATAGATACAACAAAGAATCAAAAGAACAGCAAGAAGTAGCAGAAAAGCAACACAAGACATTTTTAAATAAAACTAATCAGTTATTCAACAAAAATTTCAAAGGTTTTGAATATGAAGTTGGAGATAAAAAGTTTAGATTTAATGTTAAAGACTCAGACGCAGTAAAAGGTACTCAAAGCGACATTAATAATTTTGTCAAGAAGTTCTTGAATAAAAACAATGAAATGGAAGACGCTAAAGGTTATCATAAGTCAATATACACTGCTATGAATGCTGATAAAATTGCTAGTCACTTTTACGAACAAGGTAAGGCTGACGCTTTAAAAAATAGCGTAGCTAAATCTAAAAACATTAGTATGGATCCACGACAACAACATAGTGGTGAGATTGATGCTGGTGGTATAAAAGTAAGAGTACTTGGTGAAAATTCTAATGATTTCAAATTCAAAATTAAAAATAAATAACAATTTAAAATTACAAAATTATGGCAATTACACCCGGAGGTAGTTTAAATAGTGTTCCAGCTTCACAAAGGCAAACACTATCTTCAAACTACATAGATTTTACGGCATCTGGCACAGCTGGATGGGCACAACAATATCTGCCTGACTTAATGGAAAAAGAAGCTGAGGTTTTTGGAAACAGAACAATATCAGGATTTTTAGCACAAGTTGGAGCAGAAGAGGCGATGTCCTCGGACCAAGTTATTTGGTCAGAACAAGGTAGATTACATCTATCATATAAAGGTACGGTTAACACTGGTACTGGAGCACTTTCAATTACTCATGATATTGATGACGTTGCGTTAACTACAACTCACGGTATTAGAAGAAACGATATTGTTATTGTAGCTACGGCTGAAGGTACTATCAAATGTTTAGTTACTGACGGCTTTGTATCTACAGCGGATATAGTTACCGTTAAACCTTACGAAGTTGAAAATATCGATGATTCTTCAACGTTCTCAACTGCATCAGCTGCGGCTTGTACGGTATTAGTTATAGGTTCTGAATGGGCAAAAGGAGTTAATGGTCAAGGTAGCGCTGCTTCTGATGAAGCAAAAGCTGTTAAACCAACTCACACTTCATTTACAAACAAACCAATCATAATGAAAGATTACTATGAGATTTCTGGATCTGATGCGTCTCAAATTGGTTGGGTTGAAATCACTGGTGAAGATGGTCAAAATGGATATCTTTGGTACTTAAAAGCTGAAGGTGATACTAGATCAAGGTTTACTGATTATTTAGAGATGACTATGATGGAAGCTGTTAAAGGTGTTGATGTGGCTAATGACGTAGTTGAAGATTTACTTGGATCAGGTGGAGCTACTCACGGTACTGAAGGTTTGTTTGCTGCTGTTGAAACAAGAGGTAACATTACTTCTGGTATCACTGGAGTTAACGCTGCTACTGATTTAGCTGAATTTGACGCTATCTTAGCTGAGTTCGACAACCAAGGAGCTATTGAAGAAAATATGATGTTTGTTAACAGAGCAACTGCTCTAGCAATAGATGACATGTTAGCTTCTATGAATTCTTACGGAGCTGGTGGTACTTCTTATGGAGTTTTTAACAACTCTGAAGACATGGCGTTAAACCTAGGTTTCTCTGGATTTAGAAGAGGTTCTTATGACTTTTATAAGTCTGATATGAAATACTTAAACGACAAGTCAACTAGAGGTGGTATCAACGCTAGAAATACTGTTTCTCCAGTTAGAGGAATATTTATTCCAGCTGGTGTATCTTCAGTTTACGACCAAGCATTAGGTAAAAACCTTAAACGTCCTTTCTTACATGTTAGATATAGAGCTTCTCAAATGGAAGACAGAAAGATGAAAACGTGGATTACAGGTTCAGTTGGTGGAAACGTTACATCTGATTTAGATGCAATGCAAGTAAACTACTTATCTGAAAGATGTTTAATTACTCAAGGTGCTAACAATTTCATGATGATGAAATAAGCACAACACTTTAAAAAGTCGGGGCTTCGGCCTCGACCTTTTATTTTTATTAATTTTATTATATATTATATTATGGCAAAAAAACAAAAAAACACAGAAGTGGAATCAACTCCACAAGTTGTAGAACAAATAAAAGTTGAAACATCGGTTATGGAAACTCCAAAACCAAAAAAAGACACTTGGGAAATAAAAGATAGAACGTATTTTTTAAATGATAAAAGAAAACCTCTTTCTTACATTATTAAATCTGCAAACGTTTATTGGTTTGATAAAGACAAAGGTTATGAGAGAGAAATAAAATACTGTGAGAACCAACAAAGTTGTTTTGTAGACGAGATGAAGGGTGATCAAAGAATGTCTCATATTATTTTTAGAGGCGGATCTTTAGTTGTACCAAAAGAAAAGACAGTATTACAAAAATTCTTATCTTTATATCACCCACATAGAAATAAGTTATACCGTGAATGGCAACCTGAAGTTAAAGCTTCTTACGAAGTTGATTTTATAGAAATGGAAATTGAAGCTTTAAACGCGGCTCAAGCTCTAGATATAGATATGGTAGAGGCTGTTATGAGAGTTGAGATTGGTTCTAAAGTATCAGAGATGAGCTCTAAGGAACTTAAAAGAGATTTACTATTATACGCTAAGAAAAACCCAGGTTTGTTCTTAGAATTAGTAAACGATGAAAACGTTGTTCTTAGAAACTTTGGTATCAAAGCAACAGAAATGGGGATATTAAAATTATCTTCTGATCAAAGAACTTTTTCGTGGGGATCTAACGATAGAAAACTATGTACGGTTCCATTTGATGAACATCCATATTCAGCTTTAGCCGCTTGGTTTAAAACTGATGAAGGCATGGAGATTTACTCCAATATAGAAAAAAGATTAAATTAATCTAACTGTAGAGCGGTCGCCCTACGGGGCGATCGTAAACTACAAATTAAATTATATGGAAAAATCTAAAGGCTTAGGTGATACAATAGAAAAAATAACAACTGCAACTGGAATAAAGAAATTTGTACACAAAGTAGCGGGAGACGATTGTGGTTGTAATAAAAGAAAACAAACGTTAAATAAGGTCTTCCCTTATAAAAATAAAAAATAAATGGTAAATATAGATACGGTATATCAAAGAGTTTTAGCGTTAGCTAATAAAGAGCAAAGAGGATATATAACTCCTCAGGAGTTTAACTTATTTGCTAACCAAGCACAACTTGATATTTTTGAGCAATATTTTTACGATATAAATCAATTCGGTAGAATACCTGGTAACGACACTGAATATTCAGATATGTTAAATTATTTAGAAGAAAAAATTAGTATTTTTGAAGACGAAAAAAATGTTAATAAAAATACAACTGGAACGTTTTACAATATAAGTAATAGCATAGGTAGTTCTTTATATAAAATAGGTAGTATTACATACAATGGATATGTTTGTGAAAAAGTTAACGCAAATCATATTCATACAATTAATAGATCACCTCTTTTAAAACCAAGATCTTATAGTCCAATATACACGTTAAAAGAAAGTAAAAACAAACTTTACTTATATCCAGAGAGTCTTGAAGATCCAATACTAGTTAATTATATTAGAAAACCAGAAAAAGCAAATTGGAGTAGTTATACTTTATCGGGTTCACAACTTTACGACTCAACAAATAGTGTAGATTTTGAACTACATCCATCTGAAGAAACAAAATTAGTTATTAAAATATTAAGTTTAGCTGGTATAACTTTAAAAGATCCCGCGTTATATCAAATAGCAGGAACAGAAGATAACAAGAATATTCAACAAGAAAAACAATAATAAATGGCATTATTAACTGGAACAGACCAGAGTTACTATGAAGGAGATAATTATGGTAATTATCAATTCACTTCTATTAGAGATATTGTAGATCAATTTATGGTAGCTTACGTAGGAGAAGGGAAAACAATAAGCAAAGTAAACAGAACAGATGTTGCTTTTCACGCACAAAGAGCTATGCAAGAGCTTTCTTTTGATACGTTTAAATCTATTAAATCTCAAGAAATAGAACTACCACCATCGTTAACAATGAGACTTCCTCGTGATTATATTAACTATACTAAGTTGTCTTGGAGTGATAGCTCTGGTATAAAACATCTTTTGTATCCTACTTCTAAAACTTCTAATCCATTTAAAATAAAGCAAAGTAGTGATGGTGAAAGATACGACTTTGTGGGTACACAAGGAGTAATATCTAGCGACGACTTAAGTAACACGGATTTTAGCTCTGTGTTATCCGCTACGTATAACTGGACGTTTACTCCAGCGGCAGATAACACGCCTTGGGGTGGTTCAAGTACAGACACGGTAACAGCAGCTTCTCCTGCAAGTGTAACAGGAGGAAGTTCTACAAGATTACAATTTGACTCTAAACCTTTTACATCTTCTTATAACAGTGTAGTTACTGGTAGAGCTTATGCCTGTTGGCAAGAAATAAACGTTACAAATATGGATTCTTTAGATATAAGAGCATACGGTAGCGCTGCTTCAGCTTTATCTAACGAAACTACTGGTACTACCTTACGGTTTGGAATTAGTAGCACACCTGGCGATCAAGCTACTAACGTAGAAAAAGCTAACCCTAGTTTAAACAACACTGTTACTAATCCTGGAAAATCTAACGCTCCAAACTTTATACCTGCTTCAAACAGCACAAATGGTCTTGCTTATGTAGAATGGGTTAGTACTGGAAACATCGCTACACAAAAAGAGCTTTTAGATATAGACGTAACGAGTTACAATGTTGTTTATGTTTTAATAACTTGTTTTACTGATTTTATTAGTACAGCTTCGTCTCCAGCAACTCTAACAGATTATTCAAAAAGAAGATCTACTTTAACTGATGTAGAAGTTACATATGAGGGTGCTTCTCCTGATTTAGTGAGAGATGATACTAATTCAAATAGTGATTCTACAACATGGACGAATTATAAATCTACAACTCCATCTGAAAATCAAGATGATTACCAAGATGATACTTATTGGCCAAATAATCAAAAAAGATATGGATTAGATCCTCAACACGCTCAGGTTAATGGATCTTTTTATATAGATAACTTAAAAGGATTAATTCACTTTTCATCTAATATTTCAGGAAAAACTGTAATCTTAGATTATATAAGCGATAGTTTAGGTACTTTTCAAGAAATGCAAGTACATAAGTTCGCAGAAGAAGCTATGTATAAATGGATTATGCATGCAATATTATCTACAAGAGCAAACACTCCAGAATATGTAGTAAGAAGATATCAAAAAGAAAAATTCGCAGCAACCAGACAAGCTAAATTAAGATTGTCAAATATTAAATTAGAAGAATTAACTCAAATATTAAGAGGTAAATCGAAACATATAAAACACTAATATATGCCAGAGATTAAAAACACTTTTGTTCAAGGTAAAATGAATAAAGACCTTGATGAAAGAATAGTTCCAAATGGACAATATAGAGACGCGGTAAATATACAGGTTTCAACTTCTGACGAAGCAGGAGTTGGAACTGTGCAAAATATATTAGGTAACACTAAGATAGGGAGTTTAACGTTACCTGATAACAGCTCTACTTGGGAGTGCGTTGGTTCTATAGCTGACGAAAAAAACGATGTTTTATATTCTTTTATTACGGATGATGTTAATAGTGTGGTAGTGGAGTATACGAAATCTGGTTCAGCTAATTTAGTTGTAGTTGATTTAACTAACACTGTTTTAAAATTTTCTACAGGTAATATTATAACTGGGATTAATATAATAGATGGATTATTATTTTGGACAGATGGAGTTAATGAACCTAAAAAAATAAATATAGAAAGATGTAAAGCTGGTACAAGTGATTTTAGTACACATACTAAATTAGTTGTTAATAACAATGATTTTTCTAAAATAGTAAACACTCTTTGGACACAAGATTTTTCTGACGCAAGTGCTGGTACTACTGATTTATATTTAAGTAATCTTGGAACCGCATCAAACCCAAATGTTAAAATTGGTGACGAATTAATAGAGTTTGAATCTGGTAATAACAATAATATTAACACCCCATCAAATAAAAATGTTACTGCTGTTGATTACGCAAATGGAATAGTAACTATAAATACTTCAATTTATAATGGAACTGGAATCGCTAATACTGGTCAATATGTAAAGTTCGCTACAGCTCAGCCCTTAAAAGAAGAGCATATTACTGTTATAAAGAAAAAACCTACACAAGCTCCAAGAATAGATTTTAACATAATAGATGATACAAGTGCAAATTCAGGTTCTTTAAATTCTTTTTCAATAAGTGGTGTTACGGTTGGACAAACAAGCGTAAGTATAAGCGCACCAATGAATAGACGTAAAATTTGGGAAAGTGGATCAGCTAATTTAACACCAGATCCTTACACGTTAATTACTGGTGACACTGTTAGTCAATCTTTTGCAACATCAAACTCAATAACTATATACGATGGTATTCCTTACGGTGTTAATGATGGTGATATTTTATTGTTAAGCGATCCTAGTGCGCAAGGAGTTTTACCAAATAACGCGCAAATAAGATTTTTAGTTACAACTAGTCCTACTGTTACTATGACCGCGGGTTTTGGAGCTACAGGAGGATCAAGTGCTGATGACCCAGAGTATACGCAAACATTTACAGGCACTATATTATCTATAGATTCTGGAACTTCTTTAGACTCTATACAATATGATTTTGTTGTAGAAGATTTAAATGATTTATTATTTACTAAATCTTTCCCAAGGTTTGCTTATAGATACAAATATGAAGATGGAGAATACTCTGCTTTTAGTCCGTTTACACAAGTAGGATTTACTGTAGGAGAATTTAGTATACATCCTACTAAAGAACCTTATAATTCAGCGATGGAAACTAGAGTTAAAAGCATTGCGTTGAAAGAATTTATAACACATGATATACCTTTAAACGTAGTAGAAGTTGATTTACTTTATAAACCTGATAATTCAACTACTGTATACTCTATAGAAACTATTAAACCAAGTGCTGTAGGCACAAATGGACCTTGGGAATTAGTAGGTTTAGATTACGCTAGCTCTCCACCAGGTGAAATAGATACTATAACACTTCCTTCTGGTAATGAATTAGTAGCTTCTAATACCGGCTACTATAGAATAACTGCCGATAATATCCACGCTGCCCTACCTTCAAATCAATTATTAAGACCCTGGGATAACGTTCCAAAAACAGCTAAAGCACAAGAGGTTACAGGTAACAGACTTGTTTATGGTAATTATGTTCAAAATTTAAAATTAGAAGATTACACTCCATATATCGTTACTAGATATCAGAAAAGAAGTTTTCCTGGAACTGATATAGATTATAGTGATGGAAAACAATCAGTAAAATCTCAAAGAACATACCAAGGAGGTATAGTTTTTGGAGATAAATACGGTAGAGAAACACCGGTTTTTAGCGGAGGAGGTAATCATATTGTAAAGATTCCCTACGATAACGATCAAACGGTTGTTTTTAATGGAATGGCTAGTAGATCTAATAGGTTGTACGTGAGACATTCTCCTGTAGATCTACCTATAATGAGTAACGATAATAACTCCACTCTTGATTACGAACCGTATTATTTTAAAATATTTATAAAAGAAACCGCTTCAGAATACTACAACTTAGTAATGGATAGAGTATATAGAGCAGAAGAAGATGGTAATTTATGGATATCTTTTCCTTCGAGTGATAGAAACAAAATACAAGAAGATGATTATATAATCCTTAAAAAAGGATTAGGAACTTTAGGTAATCCTGCTACCCAAGTTCCGTTTGAAAATAAATACAAGGTAATTGATATAAAGAACGAAGCACCTGAATTTATAAAGAAAAAATACCAAGAAATAGGACAACTAGATGGAGATGGTACGTTAACAGGACCTAATGGTTTATATCTTAATGGAGCGCAGCCTTTCGTAGGAACAAATAGTCTTATAATAAGTAAAGATTCTTTTTTAAATGAGGGCCTCGCGGATATACAACACGAATACGATAAAGGCACTAAACAATCTCTTACGTTTAAAGTAACTAACGCTAATGGTGATGAAATAATTTCTCAAAGATATAAAATAATATCGCTAACTACAACAGATTCAACTATAGATTTTTATACTATAATTCTAGATAAAGCTATTGTACAAGCAGATGGTTGGGTAGAAACTAGCATTGGTGTTTTAGATACGAGTTTAAAAACAACTATTTGGATAGAAGAACAACAAGAATGGGAAGAGTTCCAGGGAAGATTTTTTGTAAAAATATTATCTGATATAGTTACAGATGAATATTTAGAATCTCAAATTGGAACAATAATATCAACTACTTTAGAAGCTAGAACTAAATTATTTTATATTAGTGATCAAACTGCAACTAATAATGGAGCTCCAACTACTTCAAATCCATCTCCAGGTATTCATGGATCTGGACTGTTTCAGGGATTGCACGGTTTTGACTCACAGCAATCTAATACTCCAAACGTAAAAAATCAATCTTTATCTGACACTAAAGGCGAGTGGGCTGATGAAAATTTAGAGTTTGATAACGGACAAACAAGCGAAGGATGGTTTATAGACCACGCTTTTTCAGCAGCGCAACAACCAACTATATTGTCCGATACTAGTGGTTGGTCAAACCATGATTCAAGCGCCAGTATTTACGACGCTTCCGTTTCTGGTAATTTACGTGAAGCTCATTCTCAAAAAGTAAACGGTATGACCGGTATTGTCGAAACTGACAAATATTATACTGACGAATCATTTGGAAGGTTCATGTGGATTAAACAGTTTGGTAATGGACAAGTAAGAAGTGGATCGGGAAGCAGTTTTTCAAATTATAAAGAAACAAACGTCTACGGTAACGAAAACGGTAAACATTACATGCATTTATCTTTTTCTGGAGTTGGAGAGCATTTAGCTCCAGACGGTCCAACTATCACTCAAGGTAACAGCACTGGTACGTCTGTTTTCAATAAATTTACTTTACACCACATACACAATTACAACCAACAAAACGACACTACTACGTACCCATTTAACCACAGTGATATAACACAAGATACTGCGTACGTGCCAGATCCAAATATCTACGAAAAACAATGGGATATAACACATAATCACCCTGAAAACGAAGCGATTCTTCAAAACTTAGTGGTAGGTAGTAAGTTTCAGTTTGAAAATGATGTGAATGAAACAATATTTACGATATTAAAGGTTACTAAAAAACATCTGTATAATCACACCGCGTGGAACAGAACTTACGTTTGGGATCATAGCGCTCTAGAAAACGTACTTGACGATGTTGATGTCCCCGTGGGAACTTCTGTTTGGGCAGCTTGGCATAAATGGAGAAGTTTAAGCGGTGGTAATAGTACTAATATAGCTAATTGGAATAGTTACAAACAGAAAGTTAAAAATTTTGCGGCGCCTCACAATAGAAGAGTTTGCTTTATAATAGAGTTAGATAAAAATCCTAGTACTGAAGTTTACGATGGAACTAACACTGGAATACAAAGTGTTCTTAAAGCATTAACTAACAACAATGATTTAGGTGCGAGTGCTGCTAGTAACTTACCGCAAACTCCAGGTTTTTTAAAGTTTATAAAAAATTATATTTCTGAAAACTCTACCGTTTTAAGTGATGACCCTGCTGTTTGGGAAACAGAACCTAAAGAAAATACAGATTTAGATATTTATTACGAAGCATCAGACGCGATACCATTAAAGTTAGATTTAGAATCTACAAACAGTGATAAAGCCGCTGATCCAGACAATAGAAAAGGGCATATGATAGCACCTGTTGGAACGGCTGTTAGATGTACTAAAACAAATTCACACACTGCTACAACTAACTTTGGTGATTGTGTAGTTAAAAGTTGGGATGGAAGAATAGTACAATTAGATCCAGGACTAACTGCGTTGACTGATGATATAGACGATGGTTCTGGAGGAACAACACCTGCTTCAGCAAATAGCACAAGTGATCAAACAGAGTTGTTTGAAGATTCTACATTAAGATTCTACAGAAAAGATCTAAGTTATGTTGAAGTTGGAATCGACACTATAGAAACTATAGATACTGGTAAAATAACAAAAATAGCGTTAAATAGAACGTTAAACAAAAATATAGGATTGCCATATTTTAATTGTTTTACTTTTGGTAACGGAGTTGAATCTAATAGAATTAGAGATGACTTTAACCAACCATTTATAAGTAACGGAGCTAGAGCTTCATCAACCTTACAAGAGCAGTATAAAGAAGAAAACAGAAAAAGTGGATTGATATATTCTGGTATATATAACGATACTGGTGGGATCAATAATCTCAACCAGTTTATAATGGCTGAAAAGATTACAAAAGATTTAAACCCTACATACGGTAGTATACAAAAATTATTTTCAAGAAGAATAAGTTTAATAGCTTTTTGTGAAGATAGAGTAGTAGGGATAACAGCAAATAAAAACGCTTTATATAACGCGGATGGAGACCCACAAATAGTAGCTTCTGACGCTGTATTAGGTGATGCAAATCCTTTTGTTGGTGATTATGGTATATCTAAAAATCCAGAATCATTCGCGAAAGAATCATATAGAGCTTATTTTACAGATAGACAACGTGGAGCTGTTTTAAGATTATCAATGGATGGATTAACACCGATATCAGACGCTGGTATGAGTGATTGGTTTAAAGATGAATTTAAAGATGACACACATGTAAATATTATTGGTAGTTATGATAATTATAAAAACGATTATAATTTAACGTTCGATAGAGGAGACAACACTACTTACGGTATACAAGGAAATACAAGTGGTCATAGTCAAACAGTTACTTATAGTGAAGACGTGAAAGGTTGGACTAGTTTCAAATCGTTTATACAAGAGTCAGGTATTAGCATGTCTGGAGATTATTATACTTTTAACGCGGGTCAATGTTATAAACACCATGATAATTCAACGAGAAATAGTTTTTATGGTGCTTCTACTAATTCTAATATAACGTTTTTATTAAATGAATCTCCTCTTATTATTAAAAACTACAATACTTTAAATTACGATGGAGACGAAAGTTGGATTTGTAATAGTATTGAAACAGATCAACAAGGTGGAACTGTTTCAAGTTTTATTGAAAAAGAAGGAAAATGGTTTAATTACATTAGTGGTAACGATAACGTGGTAGATACGCAGGCTTTTAATTTTCAGGGAATAGGAATTGCTAACGATATAACATCTATATAATGAAAAAAATAACAGGATTTAACACAAGCCCAGTAGAAATATCTTCTAAAGCCACCGCGGTAACAGTAAATGTTTTGGGTGATAATGGAGCTATGTTTAACTTACAAATAAAAGATAATTCATCTCCAAATAAATTTTATAACTTTATAACAAATACGTTTACTAATACTTTTTCATCTGAAAACACGTTAAGCAAAGCAACTATTACTGGTGCTTTTAGTACATCGGTTATTTTACCGGCTAATTCAAGTGGTGACACCTATAGGTTTTTGTTATTTGCATACCCTGAATTTGAAACTGAAATATCTAATCTTGCTAGTTCTGATAGTAATTTTATTGCAACAGAAGTAACACAGGGCAAACAAGTGGGGGTTAGATTCTCTACTTCTTCAGATCAAGCTGATGCTCAGTTCGTAGGAATAGGTAGTTTTTCTGACAACGATAGTGCAACAATGAAAGTAGATGATTCTGCTGGATCTACATCAAAAAGAGTTATGTCCATAAGTAAAACAATATCAGATAGTAGTGACGCTCCTCTTCTTGGATATAAATATACATTACCTTCCAGTACTAATAACAGAAATAGTTTAGCAGATTCACTACAACCTAAAGATAGAGATTTTTTCATTAAAGTAACAGGGCAAACAAATGGTACTGGAACAAACTCTAATAGTATGATTTTAGATAGTGTAGATGGTTTAGTCGTCGGTATGAGTTTGGTAGATATAGCAGATAGTTCAGACGAAGAGCAAAGTGGCACGTTAGGAGTTTTGACGTATCCTACTATTACAGCTATAGATGTAGACGCAAAAACAGTTACGCTTTCTACAACGCCTAGTTGGGGAGATGACAAAGCTGTTGTATTTAGAGCTTATGGATCTGATTTAATATCTCAGTCTACTGGAGGATCATTTAGTTTTGATTTAACCGTTACCCCTGTAACATCTGATAATAGCAAAACAAACAACTTTGGAACAGTTACAGTCAATGGTAATGTTAGTGCTAGTACTTCTATAGCTATAGATGGTATTAGTGGTGTTTCTGTTGGAAGTAAAATAATTGGGAGTGGAGTAACAACTTCTAGTAACGCAAATTTAATAACAGCTGTTCACGCTTCTGGAACACCTATAACTGTTACGGGAGCACAAACAATTAAAGATAACACGGTTTTACGTGTTTATGGATCATCAGCTTACGCTTTGATAGAGGGAACTATGACTGTATCTGTTTTCCCAACAGATAGCGTAGATGTATTTTACGATATTGATAGAGCTTTTATATTAGCAACTAATTCTTAAAATTATGCCAGATAGAATAACCTTTGATAAAAATATAAACGAATCAGTACAGGTTGGAGACAAGTTATATTACTGCACGATAACACCTGGTACTTGTAGTATACGTCCATCAAATAACAATACAGAACTTCTTTGTATTGACGCTGGTGGAATTTGGACACCTCCTGTTGTTGGTACTAGAACTGAAATAGGAGATATCACCGCTATTGGTAAAAAATACGTAGAAGTTGCTAGTGTTGGTAGTGCTGCAGTAGGTGATTTCTTTATGTTTAGAAAGCCTGAGCATAATAACTATACAAATGTATCTAGTTTAAAAGGATATTTTGCAGAAGTACAATTTACAAATAACTCTTCTGTAAAACAAGAATTATTCGCTGTAGGCTCCGAAGTAACAGTTAGTAGTAAATAAAACACAAAAAGTGTAACTATAAATAGATAAAATAGAATAATATGGCAAAATTACCGGTGGGATATAAATCCCCTTTTAATAAAATTTCTTCAATAAAACCTTCGCCGATGAAAATGGGTGGAGGAGCGGCAGCAGTAGCACCAGTAGCAGCCCCAGCCGCTGGCGCAGGAGCACAAATGTTATTATCGGCGGCTCCAGGAATTATGACAGCTCTTGGAAGTATATTTGGTAGAAAGAAAAGAAGAAGAGAACAAACCGCTGCTAGAAAAGAATTAGAAGCAGCTAAAAAAGCTTTTGAAGATATAGAGTTTGTAAATCCATACTTAGGATTAACTAATCCGTATGCTGGTATGGAAAACGTATATGAAGATGCTACTGTAGACATGCAGGCCGCAGATTATTTAAGACAACAACAACAACAATCCCAAGCTAATGTTATGGCTAATTTAAAAGGTGTTGCTGGAGGAGCTGGAGTTGCTGGGTTAGCACAACAAATGGCTAATATATCTACTGGACAAGCTAGACAAGCTTCTGCTCAAATAGCACAACAAGAAAGAGCTAACCAACAAAGAGCTATGGCTGAATCTACTAGAATAGATCAACTACAAAGAACTGGTCAATCACAAGTAGATATAGCTAAAATGCAGGGTGAGATGATGAAAAAAGCAAAGGAAGATAAAAAAACAGAGATGATGTACGGTTTAAGTATAGAGAGAATGAACGCTGCAGACGCAGCTAGAAGACAAGCTAGAGCTCAATTAACTGCTGGCCTAGGTCAAGCTATAAGTGGTGTCGCTGGAACGTACGCTCCTGGCGGCGCTAGATCAGGTCAATTTGGGACAGACATGTTTAACATATCTGGCGGTATGTTTGGTACTAATCCAAGTTACGGTATGTCTCCGTATGCGCCAAGTTACCGTGGACTACCAACAGGTGGAATTCCTTATAGATATTAAAATATAAATTATGGCAGAAGATAATAAAAAAGAAGATAATCTAACTGGTTTAGATCAATTTAGTTTAGATAAAATCGCTGGAGTAAAAATGGGTGGTATTAAACCTAAAGCAATAGACACTACGGGGATTGACGAGCAAATAGCAGCGTTAGAAAAACCTGCTAGTGGTAATGTTTATGATAAAATGGCAGCTAGATATAGATCACAAGGTGAAGCAGCTGTTCTACGTACGCAAAAAAACTTAGCTAATTTATTTGGTCCTACAATTACTTTAATACAAGAAAGAGAAGCCGCTGCTCAAAATAGATTTACGTTATTAAAAGATAAATTACCTGAATTTGACGACTCTACTATATTTGGACATCAAAGTGGTAATCCGATGCCTATTGTAGATGAAATAAAAAGAATATCACAAGCTACCAAAGAAGATATGCGTATGTTATCTCGTTTAAATATTAACGATGAAAGATACGATGAAATAAAAAAGAGGATTGAAAAGAATCAAGATGCTATTGTAGCTTTCGATGCAATTAACGAAAAGTTATTAGAAATAAGAAACTCTCAAGATGGTCGTGAAGATGAGTCTCAATGGAGTAGAGGTATGGATGCAACCACAAGAAGAATGTGGGAAGATATATATTCTAGTAGCGGTCAAAATATAAAAATACAAAACGGTAAACTAGTTTGGACAGATACAAAAGGTACTACCAGTTATGAGTTTGAAGGCGGAAGTTATCAAGACGATAAATACGAGGCGCTTGGAGGATATGATACTACTTTAGGTAAATTAACGTTTATGACTAGGGATAATGATGGAAACCAACACACATTTAAAAAAGGACAGAAGGTTTACGGTGAAAACTATGATATCACAGGCGTGCAAGAAGCTTTAATTGAAGGTGGTTTTACTGATGCTAACGGTAACGAACTTGATCCTGATGGTGAATGGGGTCCTAAATCTCAAGCTGCTTATGATAAGTATTTAAAAAACAAAGATAAATTAGAGAAAGAATGGCTTGATGAAAACTACGAAGGAGATCTTAGAAAAACTACTGGTATCGGCGAGACTAAAGTAATAGATTTAAACGAAATAGGTGATGGTCCAACAACAATAGATAACCTTGGAATAAAAAAAGATATAGAAGTACAAAGCGCTATTCAAGAACTTATAAACAAGAATATAACAGTAAACACACCTGGATACGAATCTCAAGTAAGCGCACTTATTCGTACTATAAATTCAGTTGGACCAAAAGGCATTAAATCTTTAATATTTGACGGATTTGGAGCGGAACAAGGTGATGTACTTAAAAGTACTAATACAGATTCTTTTATAGAACAAATTATACAAAACAATCCTGAAGAGTTTGGTATTAAAGACGTAGAAAATTTAACCGAAGAAGAAATAGCTAACGCATACGATATAATGAGATCTAGAGATGTAACTTATAGTTATTCTAACGAATTAGGAGAATCTAAAACTTTACAGTCACAATACTTACAATGGTATAGAAAACAAATTGATACTAAAGTTCAAGAAGGCGTTAAAACTAATAGGAAAATTAGTAGTAAAAAAACTACTGGTAAAGCAACAAATTTTAAATCTTGGAAAAATTTCAAAAAAGGTTTTTCTTCTATTTCTAAAGAAAATATTCAGTCAAGTGGTTATCAAATTCCAAATATTAGCGATGGAGAAAACACTTATTCACCTGTTTTAAAACTAAATGAAGACGGTAAAAGTTATGATATAATTTTTGATGAAGATAACGCGTTAAATCAAACAGGGTTATCTGTTAAAGAAGCTGCTTCGCAATTAAAAGAATTACTTACTATAACAGGTGTTATTAAAAAAGGGCAAGATATTAGTATCGATGCTATTGAAGATATGCTTGTAGGTAATGTCGGAGAAGTTCCTGAAGATATTGACTTTGAAAGAAAAGTAGAAATAGCACAACAACCATATATTGAAAAAATGAGTCAAGGCGTAAGCGTAGATTATATAGTTGACAATATATGGCAACCTAATACTCCTGAAGGTTATAATATGGGTGAAAATGGAAAGGCACTTTTTGATTATTTAGCAGA